ATTCTAGTAAAGAAAATTTACCAGCCTATGCAGCCAGAGAAGCTAAACGAAGAGCAGCAAAACTAAATGCTACCCCACAATGGGCAGATTGTGGTAAAATTAAGGACATATATGCCCAAGCTGCCACTACGGGACAGCATGTTGATCACATTGTACCTCTTCAAAATCCAAATGTTTGTGGATTACACTGTGAAGATAACCTCCAACTCTTGGAACCGACAGAAAATTTAAGCAAAGGAAACAGCTTCAATGGCTAATGATACTGAATACCTCGGATACAATGCCCTTGCTTCATGGGTTAATGACCGTGTTGAGGAGTGGAGAACTCACCGGGACACTAATTATCAGGAAAAATGGGAAGAATACTACCGACTGTGGAGAGGAGTGTATGATTCCAGTGACAGAACTCGTGATTCAGAGAATTCAAAGCTGATTTCACCGGCCTTGCAACAGGCAATTGAAGCAACTGTAGCGGAAATTGAAGAGGCAACCTTCGGATCTGAGCAGTGGTTTGACCTCAGGGACGATATGCTGGACCAAACCCCGGGTGATGCAGCCTACGTCCGTAAATTATTGAAAGAAGATCTTGAAAAAGAAGGTATTAAGGACGCAATGGCGGAGATTTTCCTCAATGCAGCCCTCTATGGCACCGGTATTGGTAAGATTCTGGTGGAAGAAAAGACTGAACGGTACCCAATTGAGCAGCCAATTCCGGGTACGATGGCTACTCAACGAGTATTGCAGGAAGTTCCCTACATTTGCGTTAAGGTTGAACCAGTTTCCCCGATGGAATTCCTAATTGACCCGGTAGCAACTACTATTAAAGACGCTCTCGGGGTAGCAACCGAGATGATTAAGCCCCGATACAGCATTGTGGAGGCTATCAAGAATGGAATCTATGATGATGTACCTATCGGCAGCTATTCTGACATTGATTCTGATTATGATTTTGAATCAGGAGTAGAGGAAGAGGACGATCAAGTAAAAATTACCGAATACTGGGGCCGTATTCCCAAGAAGTTTATGAAGAAGTCCGAGGACTTTGGTGAGTTTGATTATGATGACGATGAATTGGTGGAGGCAGTAGTTACTATTGCAAATGATTCCACTGTCCTCCGTGTAATTGAAAACCCATTCATGATGAAGGACCGTCCTTTCATTAATTATCAGCATGATCGTGTACCCGGTAAGTTCTGGGGACGTGGAGTTGCAGAGAAAGGCTACAATATGCAGAAGGCATTGGATGCTGAACTGCGTAGTCGTATTGATGCACTGGCATTAACCACTCATCCAATGATGGGTATTGATGCAACCCGTATTCCACGTGGTGCTAAGCTGGAAGTTAAGCCGGGTAAGACCATCCTAACCAATGGTGACCCTGCAACTGTGTTGCGTCCAATGAATTTTGGACAACTGCAAGCCCACACGTTTACTGAGTCAGCAGAACTGGAGCGTATGCTGAGTATGGCAACGGGTGCTTTTGACAATGCCACCTCAACTGCAAGTATCCCAAGGAACAATACTGCCTCAGGCATGAGCATGATGCAGGCTGCATCCATTAAACGTCAGAAGCGTACACTCATGAACTTCCAAAATAACTTCCTCATCCCAATGTTGGAAAAGATTATTAATCGGAAGATTCAGTTTGATCCACAGCGTTACCCGGTAATGGATTATAAATTTATTCCGTCCAGTACGATGGGTATCATGGCCAAGGAACTGGAGATGACTCAGATGATTGGCCTACTATCTGTAATTCCCCCGGATAGTCCTGCACATAGGGCACTGGTTGCCGGTGTATTGGAAGCCAGTAGTGTACCGTCAAGGGATGAACTCCTGCAAATGCTCATGGCACCGCCTGATCAGCAACAGCAGCAAATGCAGATGATGGCAATGCAGCTACAAATGCAAAAGGCACAGGCAGATATTCAGGAAACTCAGGCCAAGGCACAGAAATTAATGGCTGAGGCTGCAGAGAAGATGCCAAATGATATGAAGGCACAGAAAGAACTGCTGGATATGCAGAAGAAGATGATGGATATGCAGAAGCAGGCCGCTGATATTGGTAAGGTTCGATCAGAAACCCTACGTAATATTCCTGAGATTGAACATCTTAAGAGTGAAACAATCCTAAATCTTGCCAATGCACGTAAGAGTGGTGTATAATCGTGAAGAACGATAATGATTTCTTTAAGGATAGGCTAAACCTATTTGAACAGGAAGGCTGGAATGACCTAGTTGGTGAACTAGAAACTCTTTCCATGAACCTTAATAATGTTCAGTCTATTCAAAATGAAAATGACCTTTATTTTGTTAAAGGTCAATTGAGTATCCTCCAGATGATTATTAATTTGGAAGATACGACTAAACAGGTGGAGAACTCTTAATACCGGAGTCCACCATTTTATTAACTCCATAATCCAAAAGGACGGAGAAAACTATGGTAAATATTGTTGATCCTGAAGTAGAAGGTAGTGTTGAAGAATTTAACGAAGCGGAAGTAGAAATAGAAGAGACTCCCACTGAACCTGAGTACGAAGTACCAGAAAAATTTAGGGGTAAATCTCAGCAAGAAATCATTGATGCCTACTCTAATTTAGAGAAGGAACTGGGCCGTAAGGGACAGGAAATTGGTGAGCTTCGTAAATTAACTGATCAGTTTCTACAACAGCAGGTTAATCAACCAAAACAACCTGAACCTGAAGAAGAAGTAGATTTCTTTGATGATCCTAAGGCAGCCGTATCAAAGCTGCTAAAGAATGATCCTAGAATGAAGCAAATGGAGCAGCAAGCAGCCGCTATGAAAGCACAAGCTACTATGGCTCAATTGGAAAAAGCACATCCAGATTTTATGGATATTGCAAAGTCCAGTGATTTTCAGGAATGGGTTAAGGGGTCAAAGGTACGCACTCAGTTATTTGTAGCTGCAGACCGATATGACTTCGATGCTGCCAATGAATTGCTGACTACATGGAAGGAACGATCCATGATCAACAAGACAAAGGAAGCTGAGGCTGAACAGGAAGCTGAACGTAAGGCTGCACTCAAGGGTGCCAAGTCCGAAAGCAGAAGTTCCGGGGAAGCCAAGGCCGGCAAAAAGATTTATCGTAGGGCCGACCTAATTAGATTGAAACAAACGGACCCGAACCGTTATGAAATGCTTCAGGATGAAATTCTTGCAGCATACGCAGAGGGAAGGGTTAAGTAACTTTGATATTGGAGAAATAAAATGGCACTTGGTACTAACCATACTACCAAAGCGGTAGCTGATTATTTCATTCCAGAACTCTGGAGTGATGAAGTAATTGCTGGTTACAAGAAGAATCTTGTACTGGCTAATCTCGTAACCCGTATGTCCCACAAGGGCAAGAAGGGTGACACTGTTCACATCCCGGCTCCGGCTCGTGGTTCTGCTTCTGCAAAGGCTGCTGGTACTCAGGTAACTCTGGTTGCCCCGTCTCACTCAGAAGTACAGGTATCTATCAACAAGCACTATGAATATAGTGTCCTGATTGAAGACATCGTTGAAGTACAGGCTCTGCAGTCCCTCCGCCGTTTCTACACTGATGACGCTGGTTATGCACTGGCAACTCAGGTTGACTCTGACCTGTTCTCAACCGCTGCCCTGCTGCAGGGTGGTAACGGTACTACCGGTACTGCTGGTTGGAACAAGGCCAAGGTCTGGGATACCGCTGGTGTTCTGTCCGACTACACTGCTGCAACCTCAAACGCTGCAGACATCACTGACGCTGGCATCCGTGGCATGATCCTTGCCTTGGATAACGCTGACGTACCGATGGACAACCGTGCTCTGGTTATCCCGCCGATCGCTGCTAACGATCTGTTGGGTATTAACCGCTTCACTGAGCAGCAGTACATTGGTTCTGGCGATGCAATCAAGACTGGTAAGATTGGTATGATCTACGGTGTTGACGTGTATGTATCCAACAACTGCCCGACTGCTGGTGCTTCCAGTGATCGTGTTGGTCTGTTGGTACACAAGGATGCACTGGTATTGGCTGAGCAGATGGGTGTTCGTTCCCAGACTCAGTACAAGCAGGAATATCTGGGTGATCTGTTCACCGCTGATACCCTGTACGGTGTAGCTGAACTCCGTGACAACGCAGGTCTCGCCTTCGTAGTTCCGGCTTCCTAAGAGTTGTCTTAACTCTGCCCGGGGAGTAAAATCCCCGGGTTTTATTAAGACAATTCA